CGGGGCCGGTGTACTGGAAAGCACGACGCGAGGAGAAGGCACGATGACGGAACTGGCAACGAAGAACGCGATGGGCAAGACCCGCAAGGTGAACGACCCCTACGAGGTCTACATCGCAGGCGACGTCTGGGAATGGCGCGTGCTGAAGCACTACCAGTCGCCCGCCAAGGAAGCGACCAATCCCTACGCGCGGGTGTTCGCCGCCGTGCGGGGGTCGGGCACGTTCGGTTCCTACGACCTCGGCGACACGTACCTGAAGGACATCGTCGACTACGGCGAACGCCTCGCCGACGACGCCCTCGCCGCCCACCTCGCCGCGAACCCGTGGCGAGAATACTGATGGGTTGGTATCCCAACGGCGACGGGAGGGACTTCGGTCCCTCCCTCGACCGCTGGATAACCGGGAACTACGGCGAAGACCAGTTCAAGAACGCGCCGTGCTGCCCGAACTGCGGCAAGAACGACGCCTTCGAGGAAGCGACGGGCAACGACCGCGAACACCCCGACGAGGCCGTGACCACGCTCACCTGTGAGTGCGGTTGGGTGGGCACCGAAGACCAACTCGTCGCGCCGAGCGACCCGCGCGACGACGAACCTGCCGACTTCGACGAACGACGCGACATGGGATTGGACGACGCCGTCGACTGACGTCGACCGCTGTTGTAAGGTGTCAACGTAGGAACACCACTAGGAGGACTGCTATGGCCGACGCGACGGAAAGATTCTGCGACGACTGCGGGACGAACTTGCCCGCCTCTGACCTTCACAAGGTCAGCATCACCTTCTCGGCGTCACCCGCCGGGGCCACCAAGACGAGCTACTCGGGCGACGCGCTCAGTTACTTCTCGGTGCGGGGCGAACTGTGCCACGCCTGCACCGCCGCCCGCAAGGCCACCGTCATCGCCCTCGACGAGGCGTGGAACGGGGTGACGCCATGAAGGAGGTCGTCATCGTCGACACCGAACAGGTCGAGCAACTTGGCGAGGCCGCGCTCATCCTCGTGAACGACGCCGACGACCTTCTCGTGGTCGACGAGGTCAACGTCGACGAGGCGAGTGCCATGCTCGTGCGTTGCACCGCCTACGCGCGTGACGCCGAGGAGTTGAGGAAGGCCATCACCAAGCCTTTGCTCGACCACAAGACGTTCATCGACCACCTGTTCAAGACGAAGGTCAAGCCCGTCGTCGACCTTCAGACCGCGTTGCGCGGGGCCATCAGCGCCTTCCGCACGCGACAGGAGAACGAACGACGGGAACGCGAACGCCTCGCCCGCGAGGCCCTTGCCGCCGCCGACATCGAACGGCGCAAACGCGACGAGGAATTGGCGAAGGCGGTCGGCGTCGACGTCGACCAGATGCCGACTCAATCCCTCGCCGACGCCGACGTCGTCGTGCCGCCCATCGACGCGAAGGTGGACGTGGAAGGCGGCAGCGTCACGGTGCGGCCCGTCGTGAAGTTCGACGTGACGAACCCGAACCTCGTGCCCCGCCGCTTCTGCGTCCCCGACGAGAAGGCCATCAGGAAGTACGTCGTCGACATGGTCGAGGCCGTGGGCATCGACGGCGCACAGGTCGTCTTCGCGCAAGAACTGCAAGGCGTCGCCGTGCGCGTGGAAATGACGACCGTCGTGACGGCACGTTGACCGCGACGTAGGACACGCACGATGTACGGCCAACGCGTGGAATCGCGCCCATGTGCGCCCACCGCGCGACAACGAAGGGAGCGACATGACGAAGACGAAGGACCCACCGACACCGTTGGAGGAGGCGACGACGGAACTCTACCTCGACCTCCATCAGGTCGCCGCCCTCGCGGGCTGTTGCTACGCGACCGCGTGGCGTGCCGCGAAGGCGGGCACCTTGCCCGGCGTGCGACGCGGGAAGGCGGGCCGCTGGCGCATCCGCTACGCGGACGCCTATGCGTGGAGCCACAGCGATGAAGCCTGACGTGGTAAGGTACGCACGTCGTCTACTCGCGTCGACGGCAGCCCTCGGGACCGCCGGGTCGCCCGCAAAGGCAGCCCCCGGCGGTCCCACTTCTCATGCCTCCTAAGCACCGCAACGCCGCGCAGTATCCCAACGCTGTCTTCGCGGCCATCATCTGCGGCGACCGCATCGAGGACGACAACGTCAAGACGCTCACCGAGTGCCGGGGCGAGCGCACCGTGACACAGGTCGCCATCGCGACCGGCATCCCCGGCCCCACCATCTCGCTCATCGAGCGTGGGTTGCTCCTCCCGACACGCGAACAGGTCGCCGCCTTGCAGGCGTTCTACGGCGGCGCGCTGTACCATGTCGTCGTGCCCGTCGTCGTCAAGGAGGCAACGTGACCGGATACAAGCGCATGGCGTGGACGGTGTTTCTCGTGGCTGCGTGGTACCTCATCAGCACGCTCGCCGCGCGGGGCTTCGACGTCTTCAGCATGAACGCCGACGACTGGAAGTTGGTCGCGGTCGCCGTGTTGGCGGGCGTCGGGGCACTCATCACGAACTGGCTCGTCCCGTTCGTGAAGCAATACGGCATCGGCAGCAAGTAACAGCGGAGGGCGGCATGGAACGCGAGGACGACTTTCGGACGGTCGAGGACTGGAACGTCATCTGGGCCGAGCGCACGCTCGCTCGGCGTCAGCACCAGCGGATGCAAGCTGCGCGACGTTCTTTCCGACGCCAACGCATGGGCAGGTGGGCGTTGTTCGGGCTGGCACTCATCACGACGGGTTACCTCGGCGCTCACCTGCTCATCGCACTTCTGACGTGAGGCTGATACTGTACAGACGTCAACGTTCTTCAACTGAAAGAGGGCACCATGGTCGACGCGAAGAAAGACGAGTCACCGACCCCTGACGGCGGTCAACCGTACCAGCCCGACACGCGCAACCTCGAACAGCGGTTGCTCGCGGTCATGGCTGAGGTCGGGTACATCCAGAAGGGCGGGAAGACGGAAAGCGGGCCGCGCTTCACTTACGTGAAGCATGACGACGTCATGTCGGCGGTGCGGCCCGCGCTCGTGAAGCACGGCGTCTTCCCTTACGTGAGCACCGAACGTTCGGCCCCGCCCGTCGACGTCGGCAAGACATCGAACGGCAACACCGTGTGGATGAGCAACCTCACCATCTCGGTGACGTTCGTCAACGTCGACAACCCCGAGGATTTGAGGTCGGTGACCTACCCCGGCACGGGCATCGACACGGGCGACAAGGGAGAAGGCAAGGCCTTGTCCTACGCCTTGAAGTACGCCTTGCTCAAGACGTTCCTCATCGAATCGGGCGACGACGCCGACAACGAATCCTCGCACGTCGAGTACCAGCGCAACGCGCCCGCGCCCGCCGCCGCCCCGGCGAACGGCAACCCCGCCGCCGCCAAGTTGCGCGGGTTCTGGGCCTCCGCGCGACAGGCGCAGGTGCCCGAGGAATCCATCCACCGCTACTTCAAACGCAACTTCGGCCTCGAATCGACCAAGGACGCCAGCGCCGACCAACTGGCCGACGCGACCATGTGGGCGAAGATGGTCGGGCAGGCGGTCAAGAAGCTCAACGCCGAAACGACCGCGTCGGGCCTCGCCGACGGCGAACAACTGAAGAAGGCGGGCGAACTGTTCGGCGTCGCGTCGCTCGACGAAATGACGCTGAAGGAATGGAACGCACTCACCGCATGGGTGACCGGCGGCGGGGCCAAGGACCCCGACGACGACATCCCGTTCTGAGGAGGAACGACATGAAGAACCCCTACCGCATCGAGGTCGACGCACCGAGCGGACACCTCGCCATCACCGTCGACGGCGACACCGCCGAAGCTGTCAGGACGACAATCCTGCTCGCCTTGGTGGAAATCGCGTCCGTCGAACAGAACGCGCCCATCGACGAAGGACACGTCGACAAGCCTGCGGTCGCGCCCACGACGTCGGACGCGACGGTGGCGACGCCTGACGAGGTCGCGACGCAGGACGAACCCGCGTTCCACTTGACTCGGAACAATCCTGACTCACCCTTGCAAAAGCGGATACAGCAGTTCTTGCTCCGCAAGATGCCGTTGACCGATACCGAGGCGGTCAACGAACACCGCTTGGCCGACCGCTACAACGAGGCCTTCGCCGACAACCCCGTGTCGGTCGCGAGCGTCAAGGTCGCCGTGCGGCACCTGATGATGGCCGACAAGGTGACGCGCGAACGTCGCGGCCCGCACGGCTACGTCTACTGGCTTATCGACGCCACCCCGCTCACATGGAAACCTCGGGCAACGCTTGTCGCTGGCGAAGGCCTCGTCGCCGGGGCGGTGTGATGGAGGTCGAACTGACCGCCCGCGAAGTGTTCCACGCGGGCATCGAGGCCGCGCTGCGCGTGTCGCGCACCGTGCAGTCGGGCCGCGAGCAACGCTACAAGAAGGCGGCGGGCTTGGATTGGGCGGTCGACGCCGAGTCCTGTTGCTCTGAGTTCGCCGTGGCGAAGGCCTTGAACCAGTATCCCAGCGGCATCATCTCGGTCGGCGCGCCCGACGTGGGCACGTTCGTGCAGGTGCGCTACACCGAGCGCGACGACGGGCACCTCATCGTCCACCTCGCCACCGAAGGCGACAACCCCGAGCACGCGTTCGTCCTCGCCACCGGGCACTCGCCGTCCTTCGACCTCAAGGGTTGGTTGTACGGGCGCGAGTGCCAGTTGCAGACCTACTGGCGCGTCGACATGCGGTCGCCGTGTTTCATGGTGCCGCAACGCGAACTGCGCGACGTCACGCTACTCATGGCGTCACCCTGAAAGCGACCAAGGAACACCGTGAGGCCACGCAACGGGCAGCCGACCTCGACTGCCTGTTGTGCGGTCGCACGCCCTGTTTGCCCGCGCATTGGCCGCGCCATCGCGGGTCGGGCGGCAAGTGGGCGAACCCGTGGCACCCACTTCTCTGGGTGCCGCTCTGCTACGACTGCCACGAACTCATCGACGGGAGGTTGGGCATCACAAGCGCGGCGCGCAAGAAGGCCTACGAAGATGCGCGCGACAGGCTTACACTGTTGGCGCAAGAGTACTGGGAACGACTGGGAGGAGCGGCATGACCAAGACACTGTACGGCGACGGCACTCACCTTGTTGTCGTCAACGAAGCCCGCGAGGTCGTCTTGACCGAGAAGTTCGAGGGCAACACCGTCACCGTGAGCATGAGCGAACGCGCCTTCGGCGAGGTCGTCATCGGCTGGCAACGTCATCGTGAGCGGATGGCCGAAGGCATCGAGGCGCAGGTGACCGCGCCGACCGGCATCGAGTCGGCTGAAGAAGCGGGGCAGGCATGAGCGACGAGCGCCTGTTCCCCGAGACGGTGGCCGAGAAGCTGTTGCCGGTGCGGACGCGCCTCGTCGAGGACGTCATCAAGGCCAAGAAGTCCATCGAGACGGCGACCGAGAAGTTGGACACCGCCGAACGGCTGGTCCGTGAGTTCGACGAGGCGATGGCGCAACAGGCCGAGCAAGAGAAGACCATGCTCATCGCGCCGCCCACCGACTTCCGCGAGCAGCCACTGTGACACGTCGGGCCAAGTCAGTCTGGGAGGAGATGTTCTTCATCGACATCGTCAGCCGCGGCTGCACCCTCCCGGTCCGCGAGCACCGCTTTCACCTCGGGCGTCGCTGGGCTTTCGACTTCGCTTGGCCCGACCAGATGGTCGCCGTCGAGATTGAGGGCGGCATCTACAACGGCGGTAGGCACGTCAGACCGACCGGGTTCGAGAACGACTGCGAAAAGTACAACGCGGCGACGTTCGAGGGCTGGCGTGTCTACCGCTTCACCGGGCCGCAAGTCTCGAACGGTTCCGCTGCGCGCCTGACGATGAAAGCTTTAGGTCTTGCGTGAAAGCGTGGAATCGCGCCACCGCGATTTGGGACACGTTTCCGCGCGCCCGACGTGCGCCGACGTATGAGTACATTGACGACATGCTGGCCGTCGATTTACGCACGGTGCTGGGCGCGTTTCTGCTTATCGGTCGGTCAGATGTGTGGACCCGATACACTATGCGAATGACGGTTCCGTGACGTTCTGGTGACGACGGGGACTTTCAGCGGGGGGGCTGATAGGGTCGACCCGCACAGGCTGCGCGACGCGAGGAGGACTGAATGGCTGAGTGGTTGGCGCTCGAAACCACCATCTACGAGAACAAGAAGGTGATGAACGCTGCCGACGTCCTCGACGAGAACCCCGATGCCGTCGCCGCCGCCTTCATCGCCCTGCTCGTCTACGCCCGCCGTCACCAACCCGACGGCGACCTGAGCGGCCTGCGACCACTCCCGTTGAAACGCGCGCTGCGTTGGTTGGGCAAGTGCGCCGCCGCCGACGTCATCGAAGCTATGGTCGAAGTCGGGTTCCTCACCTCAGACCACCGCATCCACAACTTCAAGGTGAAGAACGCCCGCCTCTTGGCGAACACCCGCCAACAACGTTACCGGGAGCGGAAAAGCGTCACATCCGAACCTGACGCGTCACCGCAACGTCAACTGCCCGTCACGTCGCCGTCACCGCAGCGTCATGACCAGACCTTAACTGACCTTAAGAGCATTGGCGGGAAACCACCCGCCTTGACCCAAGACTTCGAGGAGTGGTGGAAAGGCTACGGACGGGTCGGGTCGAAGGCTGACGCCCAACGCCTCTACCTCCACTGGCGCAAACAGGGAGCCTCGGCTGAACAACTGACGACCGCCGCCGCCGCGTACATCGCCCACTGTGCCAAGACCTCGTGTTCGTTGCAGCACGCCAAGACCTTCCTCGCGAAGACGCCGAACCGCTGGGAGGAATGGGCCGCGAACGAGGAGCATGGCGACATGACGCCGACCGCGCCGCGTCACGACCTCACGACCGCCGACAACCGAATCGCCTGTATCACCTGCGGCGGCGAAGTCACCGCCGACGACATGGAAACCGCTCGCTTCGTCGACGGGCGAGGCTGGCGTCACCACCCGAGGTGCCCATGAGCGACGACATGCTGCCCATCGGCGACTTCAGCGTCAACTTCGACCCGAACCCGATGGTGCGACTGCACGGGCGCGGCCCTGAAGGGAAGGCGTGCCGCTCGTGTCGTCACATGGTCACGCACACGCCGACCGGCAACCGCACCTACTGGAAGTGCTATCGCCGGGGCATCACGAACGGAGCGGGCACCGACCACCGCCTGAAATGGAACGCCTGTCGACTCTGGGAGAACTGATGACCGACAAACGGATGACCACCGAGGAACTGAACGGCGAGTGGCGCAGCCTCGCGAAACAGGAACGCGACAGCGCGCAGGTGTGGGAGGCGCGGGCGCAACTGGCCGGGACGGTCGCCATGAAGTTCGCCCAGCAAGCCGACGACGCGAACCGCGCCCTCGAAATCCTGCACGCCGCCCACCCCCTCGAGGTCATCGCCGCCCTCGACGTCGTGCAGAAAGCGCGCGACGCGGCGACGCTCCGCGCCCGCGCCGAGGAGGAGACGCTATGACAGGCGTGGTGGGCATCACCCTCGCTTTCGCGGTCATCGCCGGGGTCTATTGGCTGGGGTGCTCCTACGGACGGAGGGAGAAATGAGCGACCGTTGGGTGGCCTTCAGCGTGAATCATCACGAATGGCTGGTCGGCGCGGGCAAGTGGCCGAGCAAACACCTGCCGCGCCTCGCCCACCGGGGCCGCGTCGTCGACGAGTGTGACGACGGCACGTTGGTCGTCGAGTGGCCGAAGGGCCTGACGCTGCGGCATTTTCCTGACAACCTGCAAGATGTACCATGAGTGAGCCGAAACCCGAGACGGGAACGGCCCCCGAGAAGGAGGACGTGATGGCACAGGCCCCCGAGGTGTGGCGCAACCGCATCATCGGCACGGGCGAGGAAGCTCCCGACCAACTCCTCGCGAACCCGCAGAACTGGCGCATCCACCCGGCGCATCAGCAGGAAGCCCTGAAGGGCGTCTTGAAGGAAGTCGGCTGGGTCCAGAACATCGTCGTCAACCAGCGCACCGGGCACGTTGTCGACGGTCACCTGCGTATCGCCCTCGCCATGCGCGAGGAAGCCCCGACGGTGCCGGTCCTCTACGTCGACCTCACCGAGGATGAGGAACGCCTCATGCTCGTCGCCCTCGACCCCATCGCGGCCCTCGCCGTCGCCGACCCCGACCAACTCGAAGACCTCCTGCGCGCCGTGCAGACGAACAGCGAAGCGGTGACCTCGATGCTCGCCGACCTCGCCAAGGCGGCGGGCCTCAACACCGTGGACATCTTCGATGACCTCGCTGGCGGCGACGACTTCGCCGGGACCGAGGTGACGTGGGAGGTGTACGTCAACGCGCCGTCACCGGGCGACCGCGACGCGGTGCAAGACCTCCTGAAGGACAACGGCTACGAGCCGATGACGCGGACGCTGCGGCCATGACGAACGAGGTCTGCTGCGTCTTCCCCTTCTGGTCCCAGTCGGACGCCATGAACTGGGATTCCAACTACGCCTACTTGCGGCGCATCCTGCCGGGCCTCAGCGAACGCCTGCCGGGCTGGCTGTGGCTGATGACGTGGCCCCAGCGCAGCAAGGGCGCGGACGTGTGGCGATTCTCCGACGATGGCCTGTTCAACGAGAAGATAGTCAGGTTCCCGTGGCCCTACGACACCGCCATGAGGTCGAGCGTGCAGGCGTGGGACGTCGACAGGTTCAAGCTCCTCGACTCGCAAGGCATCACCGTCTACTGGATGCACCAAGTGGAATCAGCCCTACAGGTCAAGTACGGCTACGCCGGGTCGTTCAACCTCAACGCGCACCCGGCGACCGTGGCCCAGCAGCACTACATCATCCACAAGTCGCTGCCCTATCCCTTCGAGTCACAACTGCCCCGCCTCTGGACGCAGATGGGGGGCACCATCGCCAGCGACCGCGTCGTGTTCAACTCGCAGCACTGTTACCGCATGGCCGAGGAGTCGTTCGGCCTGTTCCTCAACGAGCACGCGTGGGAGGCCATCGCCGCGAAGTCGCAGGTGCTGCCCTTCGGGTTGGTGGACGAGGCCATGTTCGACCTCAAGATTCCCAAGCCCGGCATCGAGCAGGTGCCCGTGGTCATCTACAACCACCGCTTCGAGAACTACAAGCAACCTCAACTCACCGCCGACGCGCTCAACGAGATGCGCCGACGCGGTCACAAGTTCGAGGTCTGGGTCACTCAGTACGTGGGGCAGGAAATCAAGGCCTTCCCCGTCGACAGAGTGGTGGGCGACCCCGACCAGTCGGTCTACCTGCGGAACATCGCCGTGCCCGGCCTCAACGTCATCAACAGCCTGCACGAGACGTTCTGCATCTCGATGCAGGACAGCATCGCCCTCGGGCAACTGCCCGTCGCGCCTCGGGCCGTGACCTTCCCCGAACTGGTGCCCGACGACTACCCTTGGCTGTTCAAGGACGAGAAGGAACAACTCGACATGCTCGACCACATCCTCACGACGTGGCCTGAGGAATGGGTGAAGTGGTCGGGCAAGCTGCGGGCGTTCGCGCGCGAGGTGTTCGGCATCGAGGGCTACATGGACCGCTATGCGGACATCCTTCAGACCGAGGCGTTGAAACCGCGCAAGGCCAAGGCGAAGGAGAAGAACCGCGTGAAAATCGAGCGCGCCCTCGACAACCTGCCCCACGGCGACTACCCCGTGACCGAGCTTTCGGGCAAGTTCCGCGCGCAGATAGGCCTGCAATCTCAGGCTATGCCCAACAGGCGGGTCGTGCGTGAACTGGTCGATAGAGGGGCCTCGTTGACGTATCGGAACAACTCGGTCCACCTGCGTTGGGCGGGCAAGTCAAAGGGTGAAAGTTCGTGAGCGTCACCAGCGACAGGAAGCACCAGAGTCAGGAGGTCATCGCCCGCCGGGTGAAGGTCGCCGAACTGTGGGCGCGTCGTGTCACGCAACGCGAGATGGCGCGCGTCCTCAACGTGAGCGAACCGACCATCAGTCGCGACGTCGCCGCCCTCACCGCCGAGTGGCGCAAGGAAGCACAGGCGTATCTCGACGACGTCAAGGCGCACGAACTCGCCGACCTCGACTCGATGGAGCGGGACGTGGCGGTCAAGTACACCCAGACGGACAACCTGCGCCTCATCGACGTGCGCCTCAGAATCAAGGACCGCCGTGCCCGCTTGCTGGGCCTCGACGCGCCGACTCGTGTCGACGCCACCATCACCGACGACGTGGACATCTACAGCGACCCCGAGGCAGTCCGTGCTCACCTCACCTCCCTCATCGACCGCGCCGCTGACCGCCGAGCCAAAGCGCGAGCCTCTAGCCCTACGCCTAGCTGACCTCCCCGACGAGGAACGCCGCGCCATCATCGAGGCGCTTCCCGCCGACGAACTGCTGCCCGTGCTGTTCGACTGGGAGGGGACGTGGGCACGCGAGGACCAGCGCGAACCGCCCGGCGAGTGGCGCACATGGCTACTGCGCTCAGGCCGAGGCGCGGGCAAGACGCGGACCGGGGCCGAGTGGGTACGGCGCAAGGTCGAGACGGGCAGGTACGGTCGCCTCGCCTTGGTCGCCGCCACCGCCGCCGACTGCCGGGACGTCGTCGTCGAGGGCGAGAGCGGGTTGCTCGCCACCGCGCACCCGCGCTTCCGGCCCAAGTACATCGGGAGCAAGCGCAAGGTCGAGTGGCCCAACGGGGCGACCGCGCACCTCTACTCAGCCGAGGAACCAGACCGTCTGAGAGGCCCGCAGCACGACGCGGCGTGGTGTGACGAACTCGCCGCATGGCGGCATCCCGAGGCATGGGACATGCTGCAACTCGGTCTGCGCCTCGGCACCGACCCGCGCGCCGTCGTGACGACGACGCCCCGCCCCACGCTCCTCGTGCGGAAGATATCGAACAACCCGACGACGGTGAGCACCGTCGCCTCGACCTACGCCAACCTCGCCTTCCTCGCCCCGCAGTTCATCGACGAGGTCGTGAGCATCTACGCGGGCACCCACCTCGGGCGGCAGGAGATTTTCGGCGAAATCATCGAGGACATCATTGGCGCGCTGTGGAACCGGGCGCTCATCGAGAAGTACCGCGTCACGCGGCGACCGGAGGGCCTTGAACGCATCGTGGTCGCTATCGACCCCGCCGTGACCTCGGGGGAGGACAGCGACGAGACGGGAATCATCGTCCTCGGCATCGACGGCAAAGACCCGAAAGAGGGCTACGTCCTCGACGACTTGTCGGGACGTCACACGCCGCAGGAATGGGCGGCGCTGGCGGTCGGTGCCTACCACCGCTTCGAGGCCGACCGCATCGTGGCCGAAACGAACAACGGCGGCGACCTCGTCGAGGCGGTCATTCGCACCGTCGACCCGTCGGTGAGCTACATGAAGGTCCACGCCTCACGCGGGAAGTGGGTGCGCGCCGAACCCGTGAGCGCGCTGTACGAGAAGGGCCGGATGCACCACGTCGGCCTGTTCGGGCCGCTCGAAGACCAGATGTGCAACTTCACCGCCGACATGGACAGGGCGGCGTTTGGCTCCCCCGACCGGGTCGACGCCCTCGTCTGGGCGGCCACCGCGACCCTCGTCGGTCGACGCGGTCGCCCCAAGCCTGAAGCGACGTCGCGTCGGGCCTGACTGTGACGCGCCCCCGTCGACGGTGGCGCGCGGCCACGTCGTCACGCATGTAGTACGTCGCGCTGTACCCTGCCGCTCGCCCATGCGCGCCCACGCGACGGTGGCGACGTCCACGCACGGCACCTAGCCACAAACGGCAAAGCTCAGGGTTTACAAACGTCGACGAACGTTCATAATCGTCCATGACGCAGGCAACGTCACAGGAGGAACGACGATGGCGAAGGCAACCCTGAAAACCGTCCTCAAGAACGACCCGCAACGCTTCCGCTGTTACTCGTGGGAACAAACGCACGCCTACCCGCTCGATGACATCTCGTTGCGCGGCCCCGCTCCCCGCGCCCGCGACTTCATCACCTGCCCCGCTCTCCGCTGGGTCGTCGAACGGCACTACATCCACTACACCGACCTCACCAAGGACGAACGCGCCCGCTTCGGGAAGGCCGCTCGCTCCTACGCTCGCCTCGAACACTCGCCCACACTCGGGTACCTGACCCTCGACGACGCTTCCGTCCTCGTGCACCGCGCCCTCAAACGCTGGCGCGTCTACTCACCCGATGGCACGCTGCACCACGTCGACGTCATCACGGGACGCGGGTCGTCTGCTTGGGCGTCCCACTACCGCATCTCGCTTCCCAAATGGGCACGTCGTCGTTCCGTCGTCTTGCACGAGGTCGCTCACGTCATCGCGGGCTGGCACTACCACGAACACAACCATGGCCCCGAGTTCATGGCCATCTTCGTCGACCTGTTGCACACCTTCCTTGGCGCGACGAAATCCGAACTGCGTCGCACCGCGAAATCCCCCGACTACAAACTGCGCTTCGCCCCCGGCGTCGCGTGCTATGGGGCCGCACGTTCGCCCGCCCCGCGCGAAATCACCACCATCATCCACGCCTGACAGGAGGAACGACGACACGCAACGAAGCACTCAAACTGAGGACGGGCGACCGGGTCGTGTACGAACTCGCCACCGCCTACGAGGCCCACGGCACCGTGACGGGCGTCTGGAACACCGCCATCAACTTCACATGGGACGACGGCATGATGGGTGCCACTCACGTCGACGACATGCGCGCCTTCATCCGTGAGGACGACGTGCTGCCCGAACTGAAGCGGATGCTGCACGACGCGACCCACATCGGCAACGAACCCGCGCGCGACCTCACCGGCAACGCTGCCATCCTCGAACGCCTCATCACCGATGAGGAAACCGACCACGAGGAGCCGCCCGTGTCGTGACGTATCGCCGACCAACGTTGTTCGTTCAGGAGCGGCCCTTCGGGGCCGTTTCCTTTGGCCGTGTCCGTGCGTAGACGTCGCCACCGCGACATGGGCGCGATTCCCGACGTCCGACATGCGCCAACGTGTACTCCTATTCGCGCCTGCATGGCCGTTCGCCACCGTCGTTGGTGGCGCGTCACCGTTTGCGCGCAACGTCGCAGGTGGTACAGTGACCGCGATGGCCGCACCGAAGACAGACGTCGAGCGTGCGTTTGACGCGTTGAGCGAGAAGAAGGCGCGCTACGACTTGCTGTATGCCTACTACGACGGCAACCAGCCGCTCGTGTACTCGACCGAGCATCTGTCGGACATCTTCAGGAAGATAGAAGCCCGCTGGGTCCAGAACTGGTGCGCCGTCATCGTCGACGCCGCCCTCGAACGCCTCACGCTCAAAGGGTTCGAGGTCGACGAGAAGGCGGGCGGCTCCAAGGCCGCGAGCGACAAGCTCACCGAACTCGGGATAGCGTGCGACGTCGAAATCGAGGCCTACGACGCCCACAAGGACGCGCTCATCACGGGGGAGGGATTCCTTCTGGCGTGGCCCGACGAGGACGGCACCTTCGACCTGTACGCGAACGACCCGCGCCTCGTTCACGCCTTCTACGAGGCCGAGCGGCCCAAGGTGATGGAGTTTGCCGCGAAGTGGTGGCGGGTGCCGGGCGCTACGCTGATGAACCTGTACTACGTCGACCGCATCGAGCACTGGGTCGGCCCCAAGGTGCCGCGCAACGGCAAATCCTTCGTCCCGCTCGAGGACGGCGGCGTCGACGACAAGGGCGACCCGATTCCCGCCGACCCCGTCGAGGACAACCCGCACGAGCGTATCCCCGTCTTTCATCTGAGGACGTCACGTCGTGGCCCCGGCGGCGAACTGCGGAAGATTCTCAGCGCACAGGACGCCGTCAACAAGCTCCTCGCCGACATGATGGTCGCCAGCGAGTTCGGTTCGTTCCCGCAGCGGTACGTCATCAGCGAACAGGACACCTCGAAACTCAAGATAGCGCCGGGTCAGTTGTGGTCGTTCCAGCCCAGTGACGAGGGAGTCCAGCCGACCGCCGCCGGGTCGTTCCCGACTGTCGACGTGAACCAGTACCTCGGCGCGATGGACAAGCTCGCCGCATCCATCGCCATCGTGACGCGCACTCCCAAGCACTATTTCTTCGGGCAGACGGGCGACCCCAGCGGGGAAGCCCTCATCGCCATGGAAGCTCCGCTCGTGGCGAAGGTCGAGCACTTCGGCGAGTTGTTCGGTCAGGTGTGGCGCGAGTTGGGGTCGTTCCTTCTGTCCGCGTCGCATGTCACAATCGACCCGACCTCGGTGTCGGCGGTCTGGGGTCCGATGCAGACGCAGCAGCCCATCAGCACCACGACCGCCCTGCTCAACTACGTCAAGGCCACCATGCCGTTGCCGACCGCGTTGCGTGAACTCGGTTGGGGACCGGACGAACTGAAACAGCTTGAGGACGACCGCGCTGCCGAGCCTCAAGTGCCTTCGATGGGCGCGGCCCTCGCAGGCTTCAACAAGGGTGGCGCGCCGGGGGCATACCCGCCAGCTGGCCCCGCTGCGGCTCCCGGCGCGCCCGCCCGCCCCAAGACCTAGCCCGATGACAGCGACCGACTGGTTGTTGGTCGTGTTCATCTTCGCCATCTGCGGTGCCGCCTGTATCGCCGAACTGTATCGGAGACGCTGAGTGCTCGCCGAAGTAGTCCAAGTCGAGCGCGAGTGGCGGGCCGCGATTCGTTCGCACGAGGACGACGTCATGCGCGCGATGGCGAAACGCTACGTGGGCATCGCCGACCGCCTCATGTCTGAGTTCGAGGCCTTGGCCGAACAGGTCACCCGCATGGCAGCCGCCGACCAGCCCGTCGCCGTGGGCAAGCTCTACCAGCTTGAGCGGTATCAGCGGATGGCGGCGCGCATGGACGCCGAGTGGGCGCAGTTCAAGCCCTACGCCGCCGACCTCATCACCAAGGAGCAAACGTACCTGTTGAACGCCGGGGCCGAGGCGGCACAAGACCTCGTCGAGGCGGGCGGCTACAAGGTCGCGGTCGAAACGTTCCCCGCCAGCGCGGTCGAAGCGATGGTCGGCCAAACGGAGGGGGGTCCGTTGCGCGACCTCCTCGCGGGCATCACCGAAGGCACCGACGGCGACATCGGTCAGAAACTCGCCGAGGGCGTGGGGTTGGGCAAGAATCCCACCGTCATCGCCAAAGAGATGGCCGACACCTTCGGGATGCCGCTCGCCCGCGCCTTGACCATCGCGCGCACCGAGATGCTGAGTGCCTACCGCTCGTCGACGTTGAACAGCTACAACAAGTACGGCGTGCAACGCTACGAGCGCATGAGCGCGCAGGACTCCCGCGTCTGTCCCGGCTGCATCGCCGCCGAGGGACAACTGTTCGAGACGGAACAGGACTTCGACGACCACCCCAACTGCCGTTGTTCATGCCTCCCGTGGTGGCCCGGTATCGGCGGCGACTTCAAGATGGGCGAGGACTGGTTCAAGGAACAGGACGAGGGCACTCAGTTGGACATCCTCGGGCAGACGCGCCTCGATATGTGGAAGAACGGCGACGTCAAGTTCGAGCAGTTCGCCACCAAGACGACCGACCCGACGTGGGGCGGGAGCATCGGCGCGACCAGCATCGGCGACCTCCGCAAGGGGTTGGGCGGCGTGCCGACGGCGGGCACGAAGGGTCTGCCGCCGGGTTTGCCGGGCACCACCACGCTCAATGCCTTCACCGCTCTGCCCACGCCCGACCTCGCGCCCGCCGTCAAACCGACCGCCAAGGAGATGGAGGACTGGGGCACGGTCATGTCCGCGTTGAAGGAACAGTCGCAAGACACCTTCGATACGCTGGTGACGCCGATGCTCGACAACCCGGCGATACCCGACTGGAAGAAGGCCGACCTTCTCAACCTGAAGGCCGAACAGATGGCGACCAAGTGGACGCCGTCGAAGTTGGGCGACGCGGCGTGGACGTTGCCCAAGGAGTCCATCGCCAAGGCGGGCGGGAAAGTGCAGGGCGACCTGTTCGGCGGCATGAAGGCCGAGGACATCGTGTCGAGCGAGACTGAGTTCGTGTTGGACACGTTCAAGGACTCGACCGAGAAGGTCGTGAAGGACTACCTCGACAAGGTGTTGGCGGGTCAACCGACCTCGGTCACCGACCCGATTCTCAAGGCGTGGCAGGAGATGAACGCGGCGAAAGTGGTGGCGAAACAGGCGGCAGAGGCGGCGGCGGAACAGGCGGCGAAGGAAGTGGCGGCGCGGGAACTCGAACGCGTCAAGACTGTATTGGCCGAGCGCGCCGCGCGCGAGGGCGAACAGGTCGAAGACATCCTCGACGACTTCAAGCTCGAAGGCGTCACCGCGCAGAGCGACATCGAGGGCACCATCCTGCCCTACAACAATGACGTCGCTCAGAAGATGGGCCTCGACGAATACGGCGGGCTGATGAGCGACGCCGACGCCTCCGCTTTCAAGGCCGAGGTGCAACGCGACCTCACGCAGATGTTGAAGGGCGACGAGGCGTGGGAGAGTTGGGTCGAGGGGAAGTTCGTCGATTCCCTCGGCTACACGAGTCGCGAACAGTTCCTCGCCGAACATATGAAGGGCCTCTACCAAGGCACCGAGGCTGAGCGCATCGCTTCCCTCGAAGCCCGGTTGGCGGCTCGTTCGGCTCGGATGGTGAACGACCTCGTCCACCGCTGGGCTGAGACGAGCGGCGACGAGTATCCCGAGGCCATCGCCATGCAGATGGCGGCGCGCGACGAGTTCGGCATCCTCGACGCGACGCTCGACCACTTCGCCGGGCGCGGCCTCGCGCGAGCGGCGGAGGTCTACGCCACCGACGGTCCCGCGTTGCGCGCGTTCCTGCGGGCCATGTATGACAACACTCAGGCCTACTTCGGCGGCGAAGGCTTCCCCGACTACATCACGCTCTACCGTGGCGTCTACCTGAGCGAACAACAGTTGCTTGAGGCGGGCCTGTCGCTGCCCGAGGCTGGGTACAACGCGGCGGTCATCAACGCGCAGCTTCAGCCCATGTCGTCGTTTTCGCTGCAACGGGCCACGGCGGGCAACTTCGCCAGCACTCACGAGGCGGGCAAGTTCCCCGTCATCATTGCCACCCGCGTCCCGACCTCGCGCGTCATCGGCACCTTCCGCAGCGGCTACGGCTGCGCCGACGAGACTGAGTTCGTCGTCCTCGGCGGCGACGTGCGCCTGCCCGCCTGCGCGGAACGCGCCTATTCCTCGGGGCAGGGGCCGTGGTGGTCGGGTGACGCCGAGTTTCCGCTGTGGCTCAAGAGTCTTGAGACTGGCAACACCGCCGACTACACGACGTGGTCAGCGGGGAGGTGAGCATGGTCAACTTGGACGCAAGCCTGAGAAACGCCGACTGGACGAAGCAGTCGCCCGACTTCCACATGAGCAAGGCCGAGTTCTTGGACTACCTGAGCCGCACCGGGAGGACGCTCGACCAGTTCAAGACGCTCCCGGTCTACACGGCCAACCGCGACTACTGGGACAAGCTTTTAGGGTCGGAAAGCGCGTCGGAAGGACGCCTTGAATAGTGTATCGGGACCATGCAACTGAACATACGTTCGCGTCCTCCCCTCCCGGCGCTACGCACGGTACCGCGCCCGAGCACCTGTCGCGAAGGAGTACACATTGGCGCGTGCCGAGCGCGTGGAATCGCGCCCAAATGACGGTGGCGCGAAATGTCGCTTACTGACAAGCCCTCGAAAGCTTGCGTCACCGAGGCGCAACCAAGACGTAACGGGAACGTCGTGCTATCCTGTTGCCGCTAGGGGCGAGACGCCCCGCCGCCGAGGAGGAGGAGTGATGTCTGACGAGTCGACTGGGGACAACCAGACCCCGCCGCAGGGCGGCGACGGTCAAGGTGCCACCCCGCCCGAGGACGGCTACACGCCGCCGCCGGGCACGCCCGAGGACTTCGCCGAGTGGTTGAAAGCCCGACCCGCTGATGAGCGGGAGCAGTACGACGGCTACACCCGGTCGCTACAGGCATCGGTCGCCCGCGAGCGCGACGCCAACAAGTCTCTGCGGCAAGACCTCAAGGCCATCACGGCACAGGCCGATGGTCACACCAAAGAAGAACTCGACGCGCTGAGCGAGAAGCTGGCCGTCGCCGACCAACGCATCGACTTCTACCGGCAGGCCATCCGAGAGGGAGTGCCTAACGTCGACCTCGCTTGGTTGGCGGCCCGCGAAATCGGTGCCTTCGACAAACACGGCGCACCCGACTTCTCCACGCTGAAAGCGCAGTATCCCGAGTTGTTCCCCGCCCGCCGACCGCCGTCCGCACAGGCCGGGGCAGGCTCGAATGGGAACACCCCCACCTCGGGCGATATGAACGCCTTCATCAGAAGGAGTGCGGGGCGCGGCTGACCCTCTAAGGAGGACACCGCACCATGACCGACTACAACGGAATCATCTCGCGCAGCGACGCGGGCGCACTCATGCCCGAAGAGGTGTCGCGCGCCATCATCCAGAACGTGCCCGCTCAGGGCAGCGTCGTGCTGAAGCTCGCGCGTCGCCTGCCGAACATGAGCCGCGCGCAGCAGCGGATGCCGGTCCTGTCGGCACTCCCCATCGCTTACTTCGTGAACGAGGCCCCGCAGGGTGACGGCAGCGCGGTCAAGAAGGTCACCGAAGTCCAGTGGGCCAACAAGTACCTCGACGTCGCGGAAATCGCCGTCATCGTGCCCATCCCCGAGAACGTTCTCGACGACGCCGACTACGACATCTGGGGCGAGATTCGCCCGCTCATCGAGGACGCCATCGGCAAGGTCGTTGACGACGCCATCCTCTACGGCCACAACGCGCCGACCGCGTGGCCGACGAACATCGTCACCGCCGCCACGAGCGCCGCGAACAACGTCGCCCTCGGCACCGGGAACGACCTCTACGATGACCTGTTGGGCGAGGGCGGCGTCGTCAGCAAGATTGAGGACGACGGCTACTTCCTCACGGGTGCCATCGCCGCCATGTCCATGCGCGCGAAGTTCCGTGGCCTGCGCGACAACGACGGCGTGCCCATCTTCACGGGTTCACCGCAGGGCACCACGCAGTACCAGTTCGACGGTGCGCCCGTCGCCTTCCCGCGTTCGGGCGTCTTCGACCCGACCCACGCCCTGATGATTGCTGGCGACTTCAACCAGTTGGTCTACAGCATCCGTCAGGACATCAGCTACAAGATGCTGACCGAGGCGGTCATCACCGACTCGTCCAAGGCCATCATCTACAACCTCCCGCAGGAGGACATGGTCGCCATGCGCGTCACGTTCCGCATGGCGTGGCAGGTGCCGAACCCCATCAACTACCTTCAGCCCACCGAAGGCTCGCGCTACCCGTTCGCCCTCCTGACCCCGTGACACGGGCAGGCCATGATTCCCAGCACGCGGCCTTGAGTCGCAGGGAGGTACACGCATGAGTTTCTATCCGCATAACGTCGACTACGCCCCGCCCGTCCAGCCCTCGGGCGGCGGGCACGCGGTCACGGGAGGCAAGGTCGCCGACCTCCTCAAGTACGAGGTCGCGCCGCTCAACACCGGCACGGTCAACCTGCACGCGGCGATGACGCTCGACGCCGCCGTGACCAAGACGGCTGGCACGAGTGTCGTCCTCGAGACGGCGGTCGCCACGAACGTCATCCTCACCGTCACCGCCGACACCGGCTGGGCTGTGGGTGACATCGTCAAGGACGACGCCAAGGCCGAGTGGTGCCTCATCACCTCCATCGCCGCCGCGCCGCTCTACACCGTGCAGCGTGGTTACCGGGGCACCGCCCTCGCGACGCACGCCGCAGGCGCGACGTGGAAGACGGTCGGCAAGACCGTCGCCGTCACGCTCCTCGCCACCGAACTCGCCGCGTGCCCGCAACTGCTCCAAATCAAGGGCGTCAAGGCGGGCGGCTCGCTCACCGGCAACGTGACGCTCTACGGCACGAATATCAAGCACGAGGCCATCAGCGACACCATCGCCCTCTCGGACGACGCAGCGGTGCCGGGTGTCAAGGCGTTCCGCACCGTGACCAGCGTCGACCTCCCGCTCCGCACCACCGCCGCCGACACGGTCAGCCTCGGCACCGTCAAGTCGGTCGGCCTGCCGTGGTACGTCAAGTCGGCTGACTACTGCCTCGTCAAGCTGCTCGACGGCAGCGCCGACGCGGGCACCTGCACCTACGACGACAACGAAATCGAGAAGAACGTCTACGCCGTGGCGGGAACCCCGAACGGCACCAAGCTCCTGACCCTCTACATCGCCCACTGAAAGGAGGCGCAGGATGGCGATACCCGGCCTCCAAGGCTGCGGGATGCAGAAGTTCGAGGTGGCACCGTTGAACACCGCGACGGTCAACCTTCACGCTGCCATCACGCTTCCCGCGACCTACGCCAAGACGGCGAGCGACGACGTGTTCCTCGCGACGTCCCTCGCCACCGACCACCACCTGAAGATGGCTGCGGGCGGCGACGTCGCCGTCGGTGACATCCTCAAGGACGCCGCCAAGGCCGAACTCGTCATCGTGACCGACATCGCTTTGGCCCCGACTTACACCGTGACGCGCGGGTACCGCAACACCACCCGCGTCTCGCACTCGGCGGCGGCGACGTGGAACAAGGTCGGCATCACCGTGCCGCTGGTGTTGCTCGCGACCGAACTCGCCGCGTGCCCGCAGTTGCTCAACGTCAAGGGCGCGACGACCGGGACGCTCACGGGCAACGTCACCATCTACGGCAAGAACATCATGGGCCAGACCATCAGCGAGGTCGTGGCCTTGTCGAACAGCAACGCCGTGCCGACCACCAAAGCGTTCAAGGTCGCCACGTCGGTCGACGTGCCGTGCCTCGTCACCGCTGGCGACACGGTGAGCCTCGGCGTCACCAAGGCCATGGGCCTGCCCGCGAAGGTGCCCGCGCTGGAGCGGATGTTCATCCACAACTTCGACGGCACGACCGACGCCGGGAGCGTGACGTATGACGCCGCCGACGTGAGCAAATGCCTGTACACCCCGGCGGGAACGCCCAACGGCGTCAAGAAAGTCACGCTCTACTACGTGACCGTCTGACAATGAGCGGGGGCGGGGGTTCGCGCCCTCGCCCCCGAGCGAAGGAGCACGAGACATGGCATCTGGACTTTTCGACAGCGGCAGGGAGCATTTCCTCAAGGGTGACCTTCAGTGGAAGACCTCGACCTCGCAGGACTTCCGCGTCGCCCTCATCGACACGGCGGTAGTCGCGCCGAACCTCGCCACCCACGACTTCCACGACGACCTCGCCTCGGCCATCGTGGGCACGCCCGTCAGTTTCACCGCGTCGAGCCTCACCAGCACGGGCGGCGTGGCCGACGGCGAGGACATCGTCTTCACCAGCGTGTCGGGCGCGCACGTCGAGGGCGTCATCATCTACCAGTGGACGGGCACCTCGGGCACCAGCCCGTTGGTCGCTTGGATTGAGTTCACGGCGGTCACGCCGAACGGCGGGAACATCACCATCCAGTGGCAGGGCACCACCCCCTTCATCTTCAAGCTCTAGGCGTCTGAGGGGGGCGAGGAGACAGACGGGCTGACCGATGGCGGTCGCCTTCCGAGGTGCGTGGAACAGCGGCGGCGCAGCCAACCCCAACGGGGCCAACGCCGCCACGTGGACGTTGCCCGCAGGCTGTCAGGTCGGCGACCTCGCGCTTTGCGTCCTCTACAGCCGCGCCAGCACCAAGACCTTCACCAGCATCTACGGCGCGACGCTCATCACCGGGCAGGACGTCAGCAACGCGACCTACGGGCACCTGTGGGTCGGCTACGCGGTCGTCACGCAAGGGATGATTGACCAAGGCTACGTGGGCCAAGCGACCCTGAACAGCGTCAGCAACGGCACCACCGGCTGGCAGACCGTCGTCTTCTACAACACCGCTCCGACCACCCCCATCCGCTCGCAAGCCACCCCGGCCACGGGAACCGGCGACCCGAACCCGCCGTCACTCTCCACCACCTCGGGTGACTGCCTCATCGCCGTCGGCGGGGGCATGGACCAGAACGACGGCATCGCCGCCTCGGCCAACTTCACCCTCAACGCGAACGCGGCATGGTCGACGACCTCGGGCACCGATGGCTGGTCGGCGCTCGAATACGACCTCGACGGCGGCACCGGCTCGTCGGTCGACCCGGCGGTCATGGCGACCACCACCGACTCGGCGTGGTACACGACCACCATCAGCATCAAGGCGTCGTGGGACGCCGTAGTCACCCCGACCGGCATCGCCTCGGCGCAGGCGATGGGCGCGGCCACCGCCGAACTCCAGAACCGTGCCTATACGATGGTCGGCATCCAAGGCCCGCGCTTCCAGCAGAACGGCTGGGGCGAGCTGACCGTCCCCGGCAAGGCCCATAACCAAAGCTGGGGGCAGGGCTGCATGTCGAAGGATGGTTCGACCATCCTCCAAGTCACCTCGGGGTCGTCCGGGCGCGTCTGGCTGTCGCGTGACTACGGCGGGGCGTGGGAGGAGGTCGGCCCGAGCGGTTCCTTGGTCAACAAATCATGGATGACCTCGGCCATGTCGGACGACGGGCAGGTCATCGTCGTCCAGTCTACGACCCGCTGCTACCGCTCTGCCGACAACGGCGTGACGTGGGCGGAGATATACCCGACCGGCTCTGCCGAGGACAAGGCGTGGTGCGCCGTCGACGTTTCCGGCGATGGGAAGGTCATGCTCATCGGTGCCTACCCCGGCAGGCTCTACCTCGCCACGGGCGGCTCGACCACCTTCGCCGAGAAGCAACCGGCGGGGGCGGCTGACAAGAACTGGTGCGACGTCTGCCTCGACCACGACGGCTCGGTGCAGGTGGGTGTCACCTCGTCGTCGTCCACCTCCCTCATCGGCAAGGTCTGGGTCAGCACGAACAGCGGCTCGAACTGGACCGATTCGCAGCCCGCGAGCATCGTCAACGGCGACTGGCGAAGTGCCTGCTGCGACGCCGACGGCTCGGTCATCATCGTGGGACAACGCTCCGTCTACGCCGCCGACGGCCGCTGCTACATAAGCACCGACAGCGGCTCGTCGTTCACCATCATGGCGGGCACCGGCCTGAAGACCACCACCCCGTCCGACTGGGTGCGGTCCCTGCAGATGAACGACGACGGCTCGGTCCTCCTGCTCTGCGAGTCGGCGGGCATCGGCAAGTACTACCTCTCGCGGGACTCGGGCGCGAACTTCACCGCGACGCAGCTCACCGGCATGACGAGCTGGTCGTCGGAGAGCTGGCCCTCCTGCCAAGTCTCTGGCGACGGCAACCACCTCTACCTCGTCACCTCATCGGACGGCCTCTACCTCTACGAGCCGCCCAACGTCACGGTCGTCCAGTGGTGGGGGGCACACAATGCGGGGGGCATCGCCTCCGCTGAGGCCTTCGGCACGGCGACCGCCTACGCCGACAGCGTCGACCGCGTTCGCCAGCCCACCGGCATCGGCTCAGCCGAGGCCATCGGCACCCCGCTCGCCAAGCTCAACCAGACGGTCACCGGGGTCGGCGGCATCGCCTCCTCCGAGGCCATGGGCAGCTTGAGTGGGCGCACGTGGACGGTGGCGACGACCGGCTGGTACATCATCGGGGCCGCGAGCGACGGCTCCACCATGCTGGTGGGCGAGCAGAGCACCGTCGACTCGGGGCGGCTCCTCCTCTCGACCAACGGCGGCACCAGTTTCGGCGTCACCGTGCCCATCAGCGGCAAACACGACTGGCGCGCCCTCGCCGTCGGCGGCGCGGTCCTCCTCGCCGGGGTCGACTACGAACGCCTCTGGCTGTCGGTCAACACCGGCTCAAGCTGGGCTGAGAAGCGGCCCGGCGGCGACGACGTTGACCACCGCTGGCACCTTGCGGCAGCCGACGCCGACGGCTCGGTCCTGCTGGCGGGCGTCTACGGCGGGCGGCTGTGGCGTTCGACGAACAGCGGCACCGGCTGGAGCGAAGTGCGGCCCGCAGGGGACGTGGACCGTTACTGGAGCCGCGGCGACGTGAGCAGCGACGGCTCGGTCATGTTGGTCGGTAGCTCAAGCACCAACGGGCGACTGTGGCTGTCCATCGACGGCGGGGCGAACTGGGTCGAGCAGACCCCAGACGGTGACGTCGACAACAACTGGCAGGGGGTCAGCGTCTCGGCTGACGGCGAGTTCTTGGTCGCCGCCTGCACGAACTGGGCCATCTACGTCTCCGACGACAAGGGCGGTAGCTGGTCGCGGGTCTACCCGCTCTCGGGCGACCGCTACTACCAGTCGGTCGCGGGCCGGGGGCCGGACATCGTCGCTTCGCTCGGTTCGCCGGGGCAGCCGTACTTCTCCAACGACTTCGGCGCGACGTGGGTCCGCGAACAGGTCAAGGGCACCACCGAGGCCAACAACACCAAGGAATGGCGCGGCATGGCGGCTGGCGCGAGCGGCGCGCCGTACCTGCTGACGTACTACGAGGCCGCGTCGAGCAACGTCTACGTGGGCACCGTCGGCGGGCGGGTCACCCTCGCCCTGCCCTCCAAGAACCGGACCCCGGCGGGCATCGCCAGCGCGGAGGCGATGGGCACCGCCACTCGCCTTGCGACGTTCACGCGCAGCGCGAGCGGCATCGCTTCTGCCGAGGCCATCGGCACCCCGACGGCCACACAGGCCATCATCTGTCACCCCGACGGCATCACGAGCGCCGAGGCCATCGGCACTGTCACCACGCTCAAGGGCAACGTCGACCGTAGCCCGAACGGGGTCGGCACGAGCGAGAGTATGGGCACCGTCACCACGCTCAAGGGCAACGTGACGCGCACCCCCACGGGCGTGTCGAGCGCGGAGGCGATAGGCACCGCGACGCGCGTCCCGAGCAACGCTTTCGGCGTCGCCGCCATCGGGTCGACTGAGTCCATCGGCACGGCGACTGTCCTCAAGGGAAACGTCACGCGCACGCCGAGCGGCATCGCTTCTGCCGAGGCGATAGGCAGCACGACGTGGACGACCGCGAACATCGTCGGCAACGCGGGCGGGTTGGCGAGCGCGGAGGCGATAGGCACACCACTCTGGCACCTCGTTCGCCTCGCCTCGGGTGTCACCAGCGCCGAACAGATTGGCAGCGCAGCCCGCACCGCTGCCAACAGCGTCGCCGTCAACGGCATCTCGACCGGCGAGGTTGTCGGTACGGCGACGCACAGCGCGACCGTTGACCGCGCCCCGGTGGGTGTCCCCAGCGCCGAGGCCATCGGTGTCGCGACGCGGCAGGCTTCTCTCACCTGCCTCCCTTCAGGCGTCGTCACCGCCGAGGCCGTGGGCGCGGTCACGGTCGCCAAAGGCAACGTCACGCGCACGCCCGATGGCGTCGCATCAGTCGAAGCCATCGGCGCGGTCAGCACGGGACAAGGACTCAACCGCAACCCCGCAGGCGTCACGTCGGGCGAAAGCATCGGCACGCCGACGCTGCACCTCGTGGTGCCCGTCGTCGGTGTCACCTCGCAGGAACAGGCAGGAGTCGCGAACGTCGTTTCCAACGTCACCCGCGCGCCCACAGGCGTTTCGAGCGGGGAGTCGATTGGGACGTCGCAGGCGTCACACTCGGACGTGGAACGCGCGCCCACGGGAATCGCGTCAGCCGAGGCGATAGGTTCACCCTCGCGCGCAACGTCGGTGACGCGCACCTGCATGGGCGTCGTGAGCGCGGAGGCGTGCGGCACGGCGACGCGCAGCCCCGGCGGCGTCGCGCGCACTTGCACAGGTATCGCCAGTGCCGAGGCGATGGGCAATGCCGTGGCCGAGCGTGTCGGCGGCGGCGACCAGACCTGCGCCGCAGGCGGTATCGCCAGCGCGGAGGCTATCGGCACCGCGACGACGTCACAGGGCGGCGTCACGCGCACGCCGACCGGCGTCGCCAGCGCGGAGGCGATAGGTGCGGCGACGCGCCTCGCCAACATCACGCCCGCCATAGCTGGTATCGCCAGTGCCGAGTTCATGGGCACCGCGACCCGCTCGACCGCCCTCACGCGCACGCCCGCGAGCATCCCGAGTGCCGAGGCCGTCGGTTCGCCCGCGCGTTTGCCCGGCCCCGTGAGCCGTAGTTGTGTCGGCATCGGCAGCGCGGAAGACATGGGCGACGGCGCGACGTTGCTCAATTACCTCATGGCGGTCGCGGGCATCGTCAGCGAAGAGACGTTCGGCGACCCGAGCTTCATCTTCGGCGGCGTCGTCCGTATCGTCGACGGCATCCTCAGCGAAGAAGCCATCGGCCTCGCGGCGGCGTGGTCGGACCTTCAGATGCTCCACCCCGACGGCATCCCCAGCGCCGAGGCCATCGGGCGAGTCTGGGTGCTGTTCCACAGCGACGTCGAATCTGCGTCCGAGTTCGGCCACAAACAGACCGCTTCCCGAACGGCTCAAACGAAGGTATCGTCTGGGTCGACGACGATGCGGACCGAGAACAGCACGGGGAGGACGAAATGAGCTTGCTCAGAATCAGCGCGGCGAGCACCGACTTCGTCGAGGTCGAGGTCGCGTCGAGCGAGAATCCCATCGCCCAGCCGTTGTCGTTCGCGTTCGTCGTGAGGCATACCGACATCGACGCCGCGACGTGGACCGGAGGCTCGTGGTACGTCGACCCCAACGGCGTCTACTGGGCGCGTTGCCTCGTCGGCCCCGAGGGCATGGTCACGCTGGAGCGCGGCAAGTACCTGATGTATGTGAAGTGGGAGATGGGTTCGCTCAAACCCGCTTCCTGCGCGGGCACGCTGGAGGTGTACTGATGACCGACCTCACCTTGCTGCGGGAGATGGTCAACGAGCCGACGCTGGAGAACTACGACGACGACATGCTCACCGCCACGCTCGAAGACTTCCCGCTCGACGACGCGGCGGGCAACGCGCCCAGCGACGCCGATTGGACCCCGACCTACGACCTTCACCGCGCCGCCGCCCGCATCTGGGACTTGAAGGCTGGGCGCGAACAGGACAGCTACGACTTCAGCATGGGTTCGATGGGCAACGCGACCTACAAGCGCAGTCAGTTGTTCACGCAAGCACTGAGGATGGCGCGTCACTACCGTTGCCTCGCGCCCATGCGAAGCACCGAACTGGTCATCGACCGCGACAACGAGGAATCGCTCAAGTCCAAGTGGGGCGGCTATCCTTCGCTCGTCGTCGACCCCGACCCGACCCACGGCGGCGTCTTCACGGGCGAGTTCATCGAGGAGGAGGGCGACTTCTGATGAGCACGTTCCCGCAACCCGGCGAACTGGAGTCGATGGCGGTCGAGGTCACACCGCCGTGGACGGACAAGTGCGTCATCCTCACCTACGGCGAGACGTTCGACGTCGACGGCGCGCCGCTCACCGTCTGGTCCGAGGGCGACGAGATACCCTGCGTCTGGGAACCGTCGACGCGCGCCACAGGCGAGACGCCGGGCGACCGCTTCTCGGTGTTCTCGAGCGAATGGAAGGTCACCATCGCCGCCGACGTGAGCGTCACGCGACGCGACATGGTCAGGTTGACCTCGCGGTTCGGCACCGTCCTCGCCGACCCGCCCGTGGGAGCCGTCTTCGGCAACCCCGTGCCCGACATCGGCTGTCAGCAACTCATCGTGCGCGAGGTCGAACAGTGAGCGTACACGTCATCGGCGCGAACAAAATCACCGCCGAACTTCTGGCGTTGACCGGCAACCTGATGAAAGAACGTGAAACCGCCTGCATGAAGGCGTGCTTCGTCTTCGAGCGGTACGCGAAGTGGTACGCATCGGGCCACGGCGGCGGGCCGCAACGCCGCACGGGCAACCTGAACAACAGCATCCAGAGCCATCCGACCGCCGCCGACGAGGCACAGGTCGGGCCGTCCGACACCGGCCCCGCAGCCGAGTACGCCGCGTTCGTCGAGTACGGCACGTCGCGGGCACCCGCCTACCCCTACATGCGTCCTGCCTACGAGGCGGGCAAGGACAAGGCCGCCGACGTGATGGCGAAACACCTCGCTGGGTGCCTGAGCGGGCACGGCGTCATGGGGTCCATGGCGACGAGCGCCGAGGCGTACAACTCGGAGCTACCGGAGGACTGAGATGCCGACGCCGAGCGAAGACCTGTTCGAGGCCCTGTACAACGGGGGCACCAGCGAACTGGCGCAGGCCGTCGACGCGCGCATCTACCCGGTGCGCCTCCCGGCGGGTACGCCGACCGCCCCGCACGACCGCCTGCCCTGCGTCGTCTATCGTCGCGTGTTCACCGACCCCGCCGCGCAGTCGCACTCAGGTTGGGGCGGGCAGATGAAGTGTCGCTGGCAGTTCGACTGTTGGGCCGAGACGCATTACGAGGTCGAGGCGTTGGCCGACACCTTGCGCGCGAGCCTCCAGTCCGCACCGCTCGCCGCCCAACAGGTTTCCGTCCACGACGCAGACGCGGGGGCCGACGAGACTCTGTGGCGAGTCATCGTCGAGGCCTACACTTGGTTCGACGAGGGGACCGCATGACGACGAAGAAGAAGAAGGTCGCGACCCGGCCCAACTGGCGCGAGATGCGCTGGGCAGGCACGACACGCTACCTCTGCTCACGCTGCAACTACCAGACATTCGACAAGACGGCGATGGCTGAACACGTCGCCAGCAAGCACACCGAGGAGGAGAAATGACCATCGCCACCAAGTCACACGGCACCATCCTTGCCGTCGACGGGTTCGGCACCATCGCTGAGGTCGGCGACATCAAGGGGCCGGAACTCAGTCGCGACGACATCGAGGCGACGACGCACGACAGCCCCGACGACTACGAGGAGTTCATCAGCGGCCTCAAGAAGAGCGGCAACGTCACCTTCAAAATCAACTGGAACCCGAGCAACCCGACCCACGGCGGCACGGGTTCCCTCTGGGACCTGTACGACACGGGTGCCGAGACGGCGTTCACCATCACCACCCCGCGCGCTGACGTCCTCGCGTTCAACGCGCTGGTGACCGGCATCGGTCCAGACTTCCCGGTCAACGGCCTCGTGTCCGCAGACATCACGCTCAAGGTCACGGGCGCGGTGGGCCTGACTGTTGCATGACGTCCGTCGGCGGTGACGCGTCCACCGCGACGGTGACGCGTCGCCGTGCAGGCGCGAATGTAAGTGTGCGTCGGACAGGGTCGGACGTCGGAAAGCGCATGGAAACGACGGTGGCGACGTCCACGCACGAACGCAACGGGGCGAGAAGCCCCAACAGGAGGTCGAGATGACCGAGAAGAGGAAGGCGACCGACGAACTGCTCGCGCAGGTGGGCGAAGGCACGGTCGAGGAGCGCATCGAAACGCTCATCGACCTGACGACCGCCCTGACGCGTGACGGCATCCTCGGAGCCGAAGACCTACCCCTCGTGCCCGTCGAGGTGCCCGAGTGGGGCGGCACCGTATGGGTGAAGCCCATGACTGCGGCTGGGCGAGATGCCTTCGAGGTCGCCGTCAGCGACGACAACGGGGAGGTCGACCGCAAGAACTTCCGCGCCAAGCTGGTCGTGCGGACCGCCGTCACGCCCGACGGCGTGCGCCTGTTCACCGACGACGACGCGAAGACCATCGGTGCCAAGAACGCGTTGCCCGTGAACCGCGTCTTCGAGGTCGCGGCGAGGGCCAGCGGCCTCACGCCCGAGGATGTGGCTGGGCTGGAGGGAAACTCCGCAGGCCGGGACGGCGATTCCAGCATCGACTAGCCCTCGCACTGGGTTGGTCGCTGGCCGAACTCGGCCAACGGATGAGTAGCAAGGAGGTAAGCGCGTGGCAGGCCTACGAGGCCATCGAGCCGTTCGGCGAACGACGTGCCGACTACCGCGCTGCCTCCATCTGTCAGACCATCGCCCTCGCGAACGGGGCCAAGGACGTCAAGCTGGAGGACTTTCTGCTGTCACGCTACGACCCCGAACCGGCAGTCGCACCCGACCTTCGGGGATTGGCCCACGCTCTCGGTGCCAAGGTGGTGAAACGTGAACCTGAGTGACCTCGTCATCGTCGTCCGCGCTTCGACCAAGGACTTCGAGGCGGGCATGGCCCGCACGAAGAAAGAAATCATGTCGACGCAGACGACCGCGCAACGGATGAACAACGTTGGCGGTGCGATGGCCGGGGTCGGCAAGAAGATGGCCCTCGGCATCACCTTGCCCGTCGTCGCGGGAGCGGCTATCGCCGTGAAGATGGCGGCGAGCATGGAAACGACGATGAACCAAGTCCAAGCGGCCTCGGGCGCGACCGGCAAAGAGATGAAGTCGCTCGGCGACTACGCCCTCAAGATGGGTGCCGACACGATGTTCAGCGCGGGCGAGGCGGCGCAGGCCATGCTCGAACTGAGCAAAGGCGGCATGAGCGCGGCGACAATCAAAGCGGGCGGCCTCAAAGCGGCCCTCGACCTCGCCGCCGCAGGCGACCTCGACCTCGCGACCGCAGCGGAGACGACCGTCAAGGCCATGGGCATGTTCGGCCTCGGGGCCGACCAAGCGAGCAGCATCGCCGCCGCCCTCGCGGGTGGCGCGAACGCCTCGACCGCCTCGGTCGAATCGTTGTCGCTCGCCCTCGCGCAGGTGGGGCCGGGTGCGACGAACGCCGGTCTGACCTTGCAAGACACCGTCGGTGTCCTCGCCTCGTTCGCCAACAAAGGCATCATGGGGTCGGACGCGGGCACGTCGCTCAAGACCATGCTCACGCGCCTCGTGCCGACGACGGACAAGGCCGCGAAGACGATGAAGGCCTTGGGCCTCAACTTCGTCGACAGCAAGGGCAATATCGACGACATCACCACCGTCGCTCAGAAACTGCACGACAAGCTGGGGCCGTTGTCGCAGGCCCAGCGCACCGCCGCCCTCTCAGCCATCTTCGGCAGCGACGCGACGCGCGCGGCGACCGTGCTCATGGGCGAGGGCGCAGAAGGCATCCAGAAGTACATCGACGCCGCCTCCGACCAGAACGCGGCGCAAGACATGGCGAAGGCCCGCACCAAAGGTCTGGCGGGGCAGTTGGAGCAACTGAAGGGGTCGCTCGAAACCATCGCCATCATCGTCGGTCAGATACTCATCCCGCCGCTCACCAGCCTGACGAAGTGGCTCACCGGCATCGCCAACAAGTTCATGGGGCTGGACAAGGGCACCCAGAAGGCCATCATCACGTTCCTCGGCATCGCCGCCGTGGTGGGGCCGCTCCTCATCTTGTTCGGCAAGATGGCGCAGGGGATGGCGGCGGTAATCAACGTCGCCAAGACCTTCGGCAAGATGCCGGGCGGGTTCAAGAAGTTCGGCGAAGACGTCAGGAAGGTGCTGTCGAAGCTCGACCTCAAGGGAGGCGGCGGTGGCCTCACCGCGAAACTGAAGTCGACCCTCGAAACGGCCCTGTCGAACGTCAAGACGCTGGGGCCGAAGGCGTGGGGCGGGTTCAAGAAAGCCCTGCAAACGGGCGCGACCAAAGCGGCGAGCGGCCTCAAGGTGGGGATGAGCGCGGTCGTCGGATTCGCGGGGTCAGCGGCGACGATGGTCAAGGACACCGCCGCGACCGTCGCCAACACCGCAGCGAGGGCGGCGCACGCCGTCGCCACCGGCCTTCAGACGGCAGCCCAATGGGCACTCAACGCGGCCATGGCTGTCAGCCCCATCATTTGGATAATCATCGGCATCGTCGCGTTGGTCGCCATCTTCATCGTCCTGTGGAAACGTTGCGAGTGGTTCCGCAACTTCTGGAAGGCGTTGTGGAAGGGCGTCGTCGCGGTCGCGTCGGCGGTGTGGAAGGCTATCAAGCCCGGCATCGAGGCCATCTGGAAGGGAATCAAGGTGGTCTGGGACAAGGTCTGGGCGGCAGCCAAGTGGGTCTGGGCGCGCATCGGGCCGATGGTCGTCGCCTACGTCAAGATGCTGTGGACCGGCCTCAAGTTCTGGTTCGGCGTCATCAGCAAAGTCCTGCACAGAGCATGGACCGTCATCCTCGCCGTGACGAAACGCGTTTGGCCGCTCGTCCTCGCCTACGTGCGCGGCGTGATGACCAACGTCCGCATCGCCATCGCCGTCGTGAAGGTCTGCGTGGGCATCGTGCGCGCGGTCTGGAACGCTATCAAGGCCGTCACCAGCGCGGTCTGGAAGGTCATCGCTTTCGTCGTGCGACAGGCTATCAACCGCGTCGTCACCGCAGTCCACATCGTGCAGAAAGTCGTGGCTGTGGTCCGCAAGGCGTGGAACAAGGTCCACGACATCACGACGGCGATTTGGAACGGGCTGAAGAAGGTCATCGGCGGCGTCATCTCGTGGATTTGGGACCAAATCACTGGCGTGTTCGACAAACTCAAGGGCGTCTACAACAAGGTCAAGGGCTGGCTCGGCGGGGGTGCAGGCGCGACGGGCGGCAAGGGCCGCACCGGGCGCGGGCGCTTCGCCAGTGGCGGCTACATCCCGGCCACAAGGGGCGGCCGGAACATCACCGTCGCCGAGGGCGGCGAGGGCGAGTGGGTCGTGCCCGCGAGCAAAGCCAAGGACTTCGCCTCGGCCCTCAAAGGCAAGGGCGACGGCGGCACCAGTGTCACCGTGAACATCGGCACGGTCTACGGTACCGACCGCAACACCGCAGAGAAGTTGGCGCGGATGACCAGCGACGCGCTGATGCGCGGCGTGATGCGACAGATGGTGGGACAGAATGGCTAACCTCGCGACGCTGGGCGGCGTGACCTTCCACTCGACCAACATCGAGGTCGGCGGCGTGCCCCGCGCCTTGGGCGTGTCGACGAACGCGCTCGCTCCCGAACCCGTCCAGACGGTGGACTACATCAGCGACTTCATGCAAGTCCGCATCGACGGCATGTTCAAGCCGCCCAACGCCCAGTACGAGTACGCCGCCCTCAAAGCCGAGGTCGCCAAGGACACCAACACGTTGACGACGCCCGACGGTTCCTACCGCGTCTTCAAGAACAACCCGTTCGCTATCAACTACGAACTCCACTCCAGCGTGAGCGGCCTCATCTATTTTTCCGTCACGCTCAACTGCTTGCCGTAGGAGGCCGCCCATGCCAGCCACCGCATACACCGCCAACCTCATCGCCAAGGCCGAGGCGCACGGCACGGCCTACCAAGGCCCGGCCATCGTGTACCTCGCACTGGTCACGACGACGCCGACCAAGACGGTCGCGGGCACCGAGGTGACCTTGGGAGCCTACGAGCGTTACGGGTTCGACCAGACGACCGACTGGACCGACGACAACGCTGGCGCTTTGACCAACAACCTTGACGTCGAGTACCCGCTGGCGACCGCCGACTACGACGACGACGTGGTGGCTGTGGAAGCGTATGACGCCGACGTGAGCGGCAACCGCCTCTGGTTCATCATCCTCGAGGAACCGCTGACGACCGTCACCGGCCAAACGGCCAAGTTCTACACGGGCGACCTCGTGCTGCAAGTCCTCTGAGATGACCGACTACGTTCGCACGCCGAGCGGCATCGCCAGCGCGCAGGCGTTCGGCACGCCGACGACGTTCGAGCAGTACCGCGCCCTGCACGCTTTCGGGTCGCTGCGCGTCGAGGGCAAAGACCGCCCCAACCTCGTCCCCAACCCGTGCGCCGCCCAGACCATCACAGGCTGGACCGGCTACGGCGGCGAACCCATCAGCGAACGCGTCACCAGTGCGCCGTACACCATCCCCGGCGGCACCGCCATCCACGCTCCCATCGAGGACGACGGCTGTTACTTGACCATCCCCGACCCGTTGCCGTTGTCCGAAGACCTCAGTGAGGGCAGCTTGGTCGCCTTCCAGATGCAGGTTCTGGTCGCGGGCGCGGTCGCGGGCGAGGTCGAGTTGGACGCCGAAGTCCAGTGGTACGACGACGCGCACGAACTGGTCAGTTGGGATTCCCTCTGCAACGAGGAGTTCTGGAGCAGCAACCCCTACGACCCCTACCTCGTCGAGTTCCCGTTGCCGCAGGATGGTTGGGCGCGCCTCACCGCCACGCTGAGCGTCCCCGCCGACGCGACGCACTTCGGACTGACGCTCTTCCCCTACGATGCGACCGGCGGCTCGGGGCACGAGTACGGCTGCGAGTTGTGGGTCACGCAAGTGCTGGTCGAGGAAGGCGTCGAAAGCGGTTACGTCGCGCCGTACGGCACGAGCGACGCCAAACTCACGGTCGAGTATCCCGACTACGTCGCGTTGCGGGCCACAGGCGGCATCGGCATCGGCACCGAAGACCCGACGATGGCGTGGCTCGTCGTGAGCGCGCCGGGCTACGAAAGCATGGTGGCGCACGGCGTCATCCACACGGGCAGCCGCGCGAGGATGCACCACGTCGGCGACACGCATCGGCCCATCCTCACCCCGCCCGCCATGCCCGTCGTCACGTTGCCCGACATCCGTGGCCTGCGAGTGACCTTGGACGGCTGGCCGCTCAAGCGCGCCCACATCAGGGAGTTGACCATCGAACTGTCGCCCGAGGGCGGGCCTGTCGGGGCGACGATGGCGGTCGCCAACGACCTCAAACGTGCGCCCAAGATGCTGTCGCGCTTGTTGGTGAGGTACAAGGGCCAGACGTTGTTCAGGGGCAGGCTCGAAACCATCTCGGGCGACGTGAGCAGCGACCTCAGTTGGGACATGACGTTCGGCGGGCCGCTCGTCGCGTTGCGCGACCACAAGGGCTACCGCGCCGTGTTCCGCGCCAGCGACCTTCAGGAATGGCAGACCGACCAAGGTCCGAGGTCGTCGCCCGACACCTTCGAGGTCGTCAGCAAAGCGAGCCAGAACCAATGAGCGTCCGAGTCGACGTGCCCAGCGGCGACGGCTCCAAGGTCGGGTTCTCGGTGGAGAAGACGGACAACGCCATCCTCATCTTCGGCGGGCCGTTGCAGGGCGAGGACTCAATGTTCGGCATCACCAACGACGAGGGCGGCGTGGGCGTCAATGCGTACCCGGTGCAACCGCTGGTGCAGCCGTTGACCATGACCGTTTACCTCGTTATCAAGACCATCGTCGGGGCGCAGATGAACTCGTTGCGCGGCCCGCTCACGTTGACACGCCTCTCACCCGACCCCGCCGTCATCTGCACGCAGCTTGACTACACTTGGATGTTCAGCCTCACCAGGGACTTCCCCGAGTGGTGGGAGAACGACTTCACGCAGGGCTGGGCATGGATGGGCGACCACGGCCCCGGCACCGGCAAACTCATCGCGGGCAGCTACAAGCTCGACGTCTACTGGTACGGTTACACGGTGGCATGGAACGAGGTCAGCGCACGCGCCCTCCAGACGTTCTACTTCACCGTCCCCGAGACTCGCTTCGGCGTCCTGCTGGGCGGCGGCATCCAGACCAAGAAGATAACGACCGAACCCGAGTGGTGACATGGCAAACGGCTTCCAGAACGCCCGCACCTACTGGGAAATGTACGAAGGCCTCAACGCCGAGGACTTGTCCCAGCGCGTCCACGCCCTCGACATCTGGATGGACGTGGGCGGCACCGAAGCCCTCTCTCACCCGTACTTTCAGGTCAGCGTCTACGGGCGCGAGCGCATCGACACGCCGAACCTCGTCACCATCCACCGCGAGGACATCGACGGCACCACGACGTGGCGACCCGTCCACATCCGCGCGACGGTCACGGAACCAAACGTGCGTTGCATCGTCCTGCGGGTCGAGGCCAAGGTGCAGGACTACACCCCGCCAACAATCAGCACCGAGGGCAAGACCTACGATGACCAGTACCCGACCTCGGACCCGCCGCCGTGGGGCGTGCGCGTCAACGAGGTCGCGCTGTACGGCACGTCACTCGGTCGCGACGTGCGTATCCACCGCATCCTCAAGCATGTCGTCGAGGCGCACGGCTTCGACTACAGCGGCCCGACCGACACGACATGGCAACCCGACCACCTGAGCTTCAGCGACCTCCCCAAAGACAGGTGGGAAGCCATCGACGAGGTGAACGGGATGTTGGGCTGGAGCTACGGTTGTTGGGACGGCACGCACATCGAGTTCCAGCGGCCTTTGACCGGCACGGTGTACCCCATCAGCACCCGCGACCCGCGCACGACGTGGCACGTCGAGCGGAACATTGACGAGACGTACAACGCCGTCAGGGTCGGGTTCACCAACCGCCGGGGCAAGAAACGCGAAATCATCGTCCACGCCGACGACTCGCCCATCGGCCTCACCCGCGCCGACTACCTCGACGCCCCCGATTCCATCAAGGCCGCCAAGGGCGCAGAGAGGTTCGGCACCCGGTACCTCAACGCGCACAGCAAACTCCAGACCTACGGCTCGGTCAGCATCACGGGCTACGACCCCGCCCGCGACGACTTCGACCCGTTGCTGCTGCGCCCCGGTGACGTGCTGGACATCTCGGGGCCAGCCGCCCTCCTCCACGGGAGGCAGGAAATCACCAACATCACTTTGCGGCCCCTTGACTGGACCGCCGAGGTGCAGTTCGGCACCAACAGCAAACGCTTCGACTTGTGGCTGGCGCGTCTGGCCCAAGGCACCAAGAAAATCAAGCGGCGGTAGGGGGGGACGTGCCCGACAACTTCGAGAAAGCCAAGGACAAGATTCTCAAGGAAGCGCGCGTCAACGGCGGCGTGACGACCGACCACCTTCTCGACGCCCTCATCGCCACCAATGAAGACCTCGACCAGAAGTTGGCCCTGAACCGCAAGGAAGCGAAGGCGAAACACGACGAGACGAGGGCATGGCACGACGAGGTCACGGGGTTGGTCGAGGCGCACATCGAGGAGGCCGAAACGCGCGACCGGCGGCTCGACAAGCTGGAGGAGTGGCGGGCCGTCTCGATGACGACGTGCGAGGAACGGGTGCGGAAGCTGGCGCGCGAGGAACACCACACTTACCACGGCGAATACGTGGCTTCGCTGGGCGACCGCGACTTCCAAGGCCGCCTCATCTGGTTCTTCGCCAACACCTTCGGCAAGGTCGTCCTCGTGGTCATCGGCCTCGTCGCCGGGATACTGCTCAACGTCATCGTCTACGGGAGGCCCTGATGAGTTACAGGATTCTGCGGGACTACCACGCCGTCCACGATTCGGGTCACCGTCGCTTTGAGGACATCCGACACCTCATCCTGCACGACATGGAAATGACGCTGTACAAACAAGCCGCCGAGGCCGTGGGCCGTTACTTCGAGATGGGTTCTTCGGGCGGGTCGACTCACTACGGGGTCGACAACGATTCCATCCAACAGTACTTGCCCATCGAC